AGTAACGATAGTGACAATAGTGACGATAGTGACTATAGTGATGATATTGGCGATAGTGAAGGTGATAACAATAGTAATAATTTAATAAAAGGTGGTGAAAATAAAAAAGAGGACATAACTGATAATAAAAATAATATGATAGGAGGTAAATATTTAAATAAAGAAGATAAAGAAAATACTAAAAATATCGAAGTTAATCAAGGATATGATAATATACAAAATAAAGAAATGTTAGGAGGTGAAAATACTGATAGTGAAAGTGATACTACAAATTCCGATTCGGTAGAAAGTGATTCGGATGATGACAATAATGTTGATATTTATAATCTAGGCGGTGGTATTTTAGATAAAAATACAAATTCCTTTAATAATGTTAAAGTAATAAATATTAATTAAAAAATTAATAATGATATTTTTAATTTAATTAAAATATAATTTAATTATAAGATAGTAGTATAATGGATTTAATGGACGCAGTTTTATATTTTATATTAATAATTATATTAATAGCATTAGTAAGTGTTTTAGCATGGATAGTATATGATTATTATAATTATAAAGAAGAGCAGAAAACAATTAATTCTACAAATATAAATAAATTTAAAGAGAATTCTTCTGCAGATGAAACATTAAAAAGCGAAATGAACAAGCTTTATATTAATAATTCTAATTATGTAGGAAATACTTCGAATAATTTAATTAATTTTACAGATACTAAGATATCTTCAAATAAAATTTATATAGATTCAAATATTAAAAATACTTCTAATTATATTGATAATAAAATAAGAAATACATCTAATTATATTGATAATAAAATATTATTAGGTCAAAATAATTTAAATACAAATTTAAATAAATATTTTACATTTAATAATATTCCTAATGATAATAGTTTTTTTGATTTCTTTTTAAATGGAACTGCAAGTACTGAAGAAGATAGATTAAATTTAATTAAAGAAACAACCGCTAATTCTGGATTAAGAATAAATACTAGTTCTGATAATGAAAAATATTTACAAATTTGTAATACAAGTGGAAATAATTGTTATAAATTATTTGTAGATACAGATAATTCATTAGTTGCGCAATATGGTAATAATTATGGAACTAAAAAACAATTAGCAAAATCACTTTCTGATGTTCCTAACGCACCCGCTCCAGCACCCGCTCCAGCACCCGCTCCAGCACCTACAACTACCACATCGCCTACAACTACCACATCGCCTACAACTACCACATCGCCTACAACCACTACATCGCCTACAACTACTACATCGCTTATAACTACTAGGTAATCTATATAACCTACTTTACCTAAAACTTTATAATAGATATGCGTTTTTATTTTTTTATATTTTATTAAATTACATTTTTAATAAAATAAAATAAAATAATTAATATAGAGATAATATAAAAAGTAATGAAAATTAATGATTTATACTTGATATTATTATTAATAATATTTATAATATTAAGCATATTTTATATTATAAGTGTATGTAATTATAATATAAAAGAATTATTTCTTGTTGAAGTAGTTAATGATAATAATGTAAAAGTAACTAGCAATTGTGTTTTTGAAGAAAATGAATATAATCATTGTATAGGAGGTATTGAATCTTGTAAATATTCAGATATGTATTTAACTGAAGGAACTGCTCCAAGATATCACCAAGAATATTCATGTAAAAATATTAAAGATAAATATATAGGATTTGATTTAAGTATGGATAATCTTAATTTACTTTTAACATATAGTTGTGTTAAATTAAGTCCAACACAAATAAAACAATATGTATCAACTAATATTAATGTCGAAACAATACTACTCGAAAAATATTTTAATGTAATTAAAGAATCCGAAGACGAAAATTTAACTTATTATATAAGAGATGAAATAACAAAATATATTAAAGCTAATACGGGGATAGATAATAATTCTAAATTTCCTATTTATGCTTGTATATCACAAGCACCATATCTTAAAGAAGGTAATGAATCTACTATTGTATGGGATCATAATCGAGGACAACCTATAGATTATTATAAGTTAGGTTGCTCTTTAGGTATATTGAATGAAGATGTTGACGCATGTCCTAAAACACATAAAATGTTTATTCAAATTCTTTTGATATTTTTTAAAAATGATTGTACAAAAATAAATAAATTTATAGAGTATATAAATTCAGATTCAAATAAATCTAGAAGTTTACAATGTAATATTAATTGTGGAAATGCTGAAAGAGTTGACGGACTAGCTTGCGGTTGTTTAAATAAGAGTGGAAGTTATGATGAAGGAGGATATAATTCAGTATGTAAAACAGGTAATTCTAATGTAGATTATAGTGTAATATATTATGTTAATCCTCATTATCATAATTTTAGAGATGATTTTAATAAATCGTTGGAACTATGTTCTAGATAAACTATGTTCTAAGTATTAATCATCTTCAATAAATTTAAATTTTTCAATAGGTAACTTTTTATAATTTTCTACTTTTTCCCAAAAAATATTAATTTTATTATTTATTAATTCCCATTCTTCATTATTAAATAATACACGCTGTATATTTATTTTTTCTAGTTTCCAATAATTTAATTTTAAAAAAGTATACTTATTATCTTTTTCATTTTCAATATTAAATTTTGTTATTTTTTCATAAATATTATCAATAGTTTCATTTGCGTTTTTATTACTATCACTATACAAATAGTGATATTCGCCAGAAGAATTTATATATTCTGCTATAATTCCATGATTTATTTTAATATCATTAAATTCTTCTATGTAAATATTTTCTTCAATTATTAAAAATTTACATTCTATATAATCACATTCTTTTAAATTACAAACTGCCAATTGACCTTGTATTTGTATTTTATATTTTTCTGGTATATAATTATCAATAATTTCTCTACTATAAGGACATTTGATTTCTATCATTATTCCTAGTTCATTTATACCATCAGGAGATGCTCCAAAATTAATATTGTTTGGGTCACATATCAATCCAAAATCATATATATTTATATTATTATTAATTTGCGAATATATACGTGTTGCCATAGGTTCAAACATAGTTCCCCACTTTAATGCCTTAATTGCATTATAATTAATATTATCTTTTATAATTTTTGCTTTTTTTTTTGCTATAATATCACTATTTTTATTTTCCTTAATAGCATCATATAAATCGCTGGCAGTCAATCTATTTTTACGTGCTTCCAACCATTCAGGTGTTCTCTGTTTTATAATTGGTTGTTTAATTAACTTACAAAGAGATTTTCTATAATTATTAATTTCTTCAATTCTTTTTATTACTATATCTTTATCAACATTTAATATAAATTTTGTATCATTATAATCAATAAGTTCAAAATGTTTATAAGTATTTTCATTATTTAATATATATATTAATATATCTTTATCTATAATAGAATTTATATTTTCTATATCAGTCATAATAGTATTATATAATTTATATTTATATATAAATCTATGTTTGCATAGCATTATACAAATCGCTTTCACACTTTTTTTTATAATTTTTAGATTCTTTAATTTTTTTTTCATTTGCCGCATTTATTTTATTAAATAGTTGTTTATCCATAAAATTTATTTCATTAACATTTGATATCAATTTTTTTTTTATTTTTAATTTATATAATTCTTGTAATTCACACATTTTATTCTTTAAAATAATATCAAACGCAGTTTCTTCAATTATATCTGCCATTAATTATTTAATATATATTAATATACTATATCATTTTTTATATAATTTTCATTTTGCGACTATCATATGCCCAATGAAGTAATGTTTGACGTAAACGCGGATATATTTTTTCACTATTACTTCTTAATTCATTAACTTTATTTTGCAATTGATTTCTAAACCTTCCTTTTGGTCCTGCTGATTTTTTCCATCTATTTATTTGTCGAATATCATCAACGCTTCTTCGGCCATTATAAAAATTACAATACCATTCTATCCATCCATAAGGATCTATATCTTCTTTTATCCAATTTTTTTCCATCCAATATTCATAACTTGTTCCAACCTCTACTTTGTAATAATTTATACTTTTATCATATTCTTGCTTGATTAGCAAATTGTCTGGAATATCTTTTAAAAATTTAAAGTGTTTATGATGATTTTTATATATTTTTTTAGTTTTAGGTGATTTTATTTCTCTAAAATATGAACCTCCCATAATACCTAATTTAAACATTTCATTAGGTGTTATATTAGGTTTAAATTCAGGATAGTCTTTAAAATATAGGGTCATTGTCTATTATATATTTATTTTAATTAAGTTATAATCTTATAATTAAATATTTTTCTATAATATATTTTTCTTGATTCTAATTGCAAATTAGGATAGTTAGTTATAATATTAACTCTATCTTTTTCGTTTACTATGTCAGCTACAATATATTTGGGTGTAAAACACATAATATACTTATATATATATAGTTATTACTTATATTATTTTGAGTACATAATTTAAAAAGTATTGAAAAAATTTAAAAGTTTATAAATATTTTAAAAAAATAAAATTATGTACTCAATTTTAAGAATAATTAATACACGATAACTTATTATTAATATTAATAATATCCTTATCAGTTATTATATTTGATTTTATATTATTTTTAGATAATTCACGAATTAAATCTAAGTAATATTTATCATTTATTTTAGATAACATACTATATTTTTTATCTATTTTTGTTTGAATATTATAAAATTCTCTATTTTGTTGAAATATATTACCATTAGGGTTATTGATATATATATTATTAAGCCACATATAATTTAAAACATCCTTATTATTGAATATTTTAGGATTTATACCTTTTTTTATTAATTTTTTAGAAATATCATTAATAGGAGGTCTATAGTTATACTTAGGACATACTAATTGTCTATTTTCATATGTATAAGTATTATTTTTTATGTCATCTATAAAAATAGTACGATATTTAATTATAAAATTTAACTCTTTTTCTATTTCCATTACAGGATATTTGTTTTTAATTGATTTAACTATTAGAGGTAAAATATTTGCTAAAGATTTTTCCAAACCTTTTGTAGTTTTAATCATATTTTCTCTTGTAAAAAATGGACGATTTATTTTTATATTTAAAGCTTTTTCTATATTCTTACCTAATGAAGTATTTGTCCAATTATATTGACTACCAGTATAAAAAAATATTTCTACATTTTTAAATTTATTATTGCAAAAATTTATAAAATTTTTAATATTAGGTCTTAATAATCCAGATTTTAATTCTTTTTGCATATCAATATTATCTATAAATGAACAATTATTTATCATATTTTTTTTACATGTACTATATATATATTCTAATAACAATAGTTCTTGATTTAAATACTTAACATCACCTATAATAGTATTATCAATATCAAAAATCAAAATAAAAGGATAATTATTCATAAGCTTCTAATATACATAAATATATATAAAATATTTTACAAAATTGAAAAAGATTTGCCACAACCACAACTAGATACTTTTTTTGAATTTTTTTCAATGCGACTAAATATAAATTTTTCTTCATAATCTCCCTTTTCAAAATCTATATGTGTTCCTAATAATATAAGTTCTGATTTTGGGTCTATAATAATAGAAATATCTTTATTATTTATTATTATAGGTTTGTTTTTACTTATTTTTACAAAAGTTTCATTAATTATTGGTGAAAAATTATATATAAATCCATTACACCCTCCGCTTTTAGCAGATAATAAAAATTTATTATAAAATATATTATGTAAAGACAATTTTGAAATAAAATCTAATCTTTTCCATGCATTTGTAGACAATGAAATAGTCATATATAATATATATTATATATATATATATTATTATTTAATTATTTAATGTTTTTATATTAACATTATTATCTAATATATCAATATATTGATAATGCTTGTTGCCAAAAGCTCGTGAAATACCTGTATCTGTATACCACAGATTATTATTATATAATTTAATAGTATCAACTACATTATGTCCTATAAACATATTATTACAATTTACAATTTTTAACATAATATTAAGTTCTTCCCCTGTGTTTAAATCTCGTGTCCATAAAATACCATCATCGTCTAAAATAATTTTACTAAATATTTCACTATCTTCAGGATTATTAATATTTGTTGTTAATGCAAATAAATTCCACAATTTATTTAAATAAAATATATCTTTATTATATTTATTTAATATTAATAAATGCGATATTTTTAATCCTGCATGACAAAATAACAAAGTGCCTATTTTAATAATAATTGGTCTTTTTGATAATATTTTAGATAATTGTCCTCCTGGTTTAAATAATTCTAATCTTCTTTTTTCATTATTTGCAATACTTTTTGCTGATACATAAGTATAATTTCCTAATATATTCATAAATTCATGATTACCAATAATAGATATTACTCTTCCGCCTTTTATATTTGCAATTTTATCTAATAAATCTGTAAATTTAATCATTTCAATATCTTCTATTACTTCCCAGTCAGTATCTTCTATTCTATTTAAACTATCTATTTGATCTCCCATTTGTACAACTATAGTATTTTGAGGTTCAGCTATCCATTCAATATTATTATTAATAATTTTAGCATCTAGAAGTATATTCTTAAATCTTTTAATATCTCCATGAATATCTCCTATAATTACTAATCTATTTGGCATTGGATATTCATACATAATATCATCCATATTTTTATTTTAATATATTAATTTATATATATTATATATATTATATAATTTATATATATATAAAAGTTTATAAATACAATAAATATATATGATGATAAAAACTATAAATATTTATATAGTATATACAACTGAATTAGAGAACAGAATAGCAAATCTAAATAATGTTATTGATGTTTTTAAAAAAATATGCAATAATAATGATATAGTAGTTATTAGTAATATTATAAAAGAACCTTCGACTAAAACTATAGATAATAATATAAATTCATTTAATGAACGTGTGGATTATAGTAATTTTGAAAATAATAGTGAATATAATCAATTTATAGAAACTTTAAATAGTTGTCAAATATCTAATTATGAAAAACATAGAGAATTATATAAAATAATTAAAGATAAAGATGACGATTCATATCATATGATAATAGAAGATGATATTCTTATTAGTAATAATTATATAAATAACATTGATGAATTAATAAAATATTTAAAATATGATAATAATGACATATGGGATATGTTATTTTTATCTTTAAATACAATAAATAGTGATGATAAAATAGTAGAGTACCGAAAAGTATATAATAAACTTGTTACAAAATGCTGCTATTTTATTAAACCTAGAGTATGTGAAAATTTATATAATTATACTAATAAATTTAAATTATCTATTAAACATACTATATCAAAATATATATATGACAATAATGATTTAAAAGTTTATTTTTTTAATAAGATTACATTTATAGAAGGTTCAAAACTAGGTATATTTCCATCTACAATAAATAATATAAATTACCTATATTTTAACAATGAGTATTTAGAATTAATTAAGATATATAATAAAGAAACTTTGGAATCTGAAGATATTATAAAAGCAGAGGCAGTATTTAAAAGTGTTGAAAGTATTAAATCATCTGATTTAAATAATATAATGGGAATGATATATCAAAAAAATAAAAATTATAATGAAGCAAAAAAATATTATACAACTGCATTAGAATTACATAAAAAAAACTTTGGATATTTACAAAAAAATAGTATGATATTAAATAATGCAATTAATATATTTAAATATGAACAAGATATGTTAGAAGAATGTATGAAAGTAAAACCTAAATATAATTAATTCTAAAGTGAAGAAACTTGATTTGCTAATGTATCTACTTTGTTATTTAATTTATCAAATAAAGATAATAATTTTTCTAGTTTATCAATTCTAGTTGATAGTGATGATAATTCTTCTACATTTTGTTGTAACATATTTACTTTATCTGTTAATAATGAAATATCTGATGATGTATTAGGTATGGAAGATACATTTAAAGTTAATTCTTCTACTTTTTGCTCTAATATATTTACATTATCTGTTAAATTAGAAATAAGATTTGTTGAAGTATTAGAAGCAGATAAAGCAGCAGCAGCATCTACAGATGCGTCTGTAGCAGTATTTACTGCAGTATTTGAATTATCTAAAAATTTTTTAGAAGAAACTGATAATTCTGTAACTGATTCTTCTATAGCAATTATTTTTTCATTTAATACTGATGTATCTACTTGTATTTGTACTGGCACTTGTAAATTGTCTTCAGATACATTTGAAGTTTTAACAGATAATTCATTAACTAATTTTTCTAAACCCTCCATTTTTTCAGGTAATAATAAAAGATTAGTTAATATATTTGGTTTGCTAGGGTCCGATGATGTATTAAATAATCCAGTTAAATTAGAAAAACGAAGTGACAATTCATCTATCGAATTTTCTATTTTCTTTAATAATTCAGGGTCTGAAGTATTTTTTATAGAATCTATTGCATTTTCCATATTTTCAATCTTTGCATATATAGCATTCATTGATATTCTAATTATACTAATATATTATAATATTTTATTTTTATTACTTTATACAAATAAATTATCAAATTTTTTATAATAACTTGATAATCTTTATATAAATATAATTGTTTTATTCTAAAATTTAAATGCATATTAGTGATTGTAATATTATAAGTTATTTTCATTTATAGTTTGTAAATATTTTCTAACTTCTTCTAAATCATATTGTCTTGAAATAGGTATTC